ATGGGGGCATGGGCTTCGTCCAAGAGTGGCCGGCCAAACACGGCTCTAGAGCTTTATAAGTTTGCCATAGCTAACGACATTGACGCCCAAAAAGAAAACTTTCGACATAAGCGCGGGGCTCCCGCCAGAGCGCGGGGAGAGTATGCCTTTTGGATGAATCGCTACAATGATGATCGCGTGGCAACCCTTGGGACAGCAGTGGCTCAATATGGTGCAGCGGCTAACAGTATTCAAAAAGAAATCGCACAACTTAAAGGTGGCATACAAAAAGACCAAGCCCTTGCCATTCAGGGGCAACTAATGTCGCAAAAAAATAAGATTCAAGCGGCACTAGCCAAAGCAGCTATGGAGGCCGAACAGCGGCAATTCGCTGGCTTTAATGACTTCGCTGGGAATCCGGTCAGGTACACCGGGCCAGCCGATGTGGACGTAAAGGCTAGAAACGCCGTTACCGAAACAGCGAGAAAGAGCCACATAGCAATCGGCGCTCTTGAGCAATACAGGGAAGCATGGAAGAAAGCGGGGCTTGCACTTAAACCTAGCGACAAAAGAGCAGCCTTGGACGCCGCGCTTCAAGCCCTTGTTGCTCGCTTAGGGGATGTTTGGGACAAAGGGGTTCTTCAAGAATTTGAATGGAAACAATTAAACGATATGCTTCCAGGCTCCAGCTACCCTGCCCTGGAAAAAATGGGCGCAGACCGTGTTGACGCTGTTCTTGACCAGTTAGCAAAGAGCTTTAGAGGGGCGCTAACATCACACGTAGGCTCTTTAACTCATTATCACATGCCCGAGGCTTCATTTAAAGGTGACGCCATTGGCACAGGCGCACAGGGCTCAGTTACGCGCTCTGGTAGAAGTGCAGACCAGCAAAGGGTTCTCGATAAAAGACAGGCAAAAGCCTTAGCCGCCCTTGGTGGCGTAAGAATGGTCAATGACCCCGCAAACTGGAAAACGCGCAAAGAGCGAGGGATAAAGTAATAGATGGCTAATTTAATCAGAAAGGGAACGCGGGAGGTTGTTGAAGTCGCTCCGGGGGATGTTTACAAGTATCTCCGCTCGGGGGAGTTTAATATTCCCTCTGATTTAGTTAGTGACGGTCGCCTTGAGATGGTGGCCAATAATGGTGAAGTCGTAAAAGTTGCCTTGAAGGATGTCCAAGACGCCTTTAAACACGGATACAACTTAGAAGATACGATGTCCCGAGAGGGGCGAGAACTAGAAAAAGAATATAGCGGTTTTTTGCCTGGATTAACTTCCGCCGGTTTAGGTGCCGCTAAAGGCTTGAGCTTCGGCCTCTCCTCCCCACTCCTAAGTAAATTAGGTGTAGATGTCGAAGCTTATGAGGCGTTCCGCCCCGATGAATTTGTGGCGGGGGATATCGCGGGTAGTGTCGCCGGTATTGTGGGAACCGGCGGCTATGGCGCATTGGTTCGAGGCGGCGCTAAGATGGCGGCGAAGAGCGGCGCTCAGGCTACCGCTAAAATGGCCGAAAAAACTTTCGGTCAAAAACTAATGAAGAAAGCCGCATCCGGGGCTATCGAGGGAACGATAGACGGGGCCTTGTATGGAACCGGAGAAGCAATCCACCAGATAGGGCTGCAAAAGGCAGAGCTAACCGGGCAAACACTTGCCTCCACTATCGGGTCAGGGGCGGCTACGGGGCTGGCTATTGGTGGCGGCTTAGGGTTCGCAAGCGTTCCCATTATGTCGGGGATTAGAAACTACGCTGCGCCGGCAATGAAGGCAGTAGCTAAGTCTCTACCCATTACGCTCCCAACCCATGTGACAAGCGCGGAGGGATTTTTTAATCAAATCTCGAAAGACGCAGGATACGAATCCCTTGGGCCGATGCTCAAAGATGAACGCCTAATTAATAAAAAGTGGACCCCCGAGCAGATTGAGGCGGCAAAGACTTGGCTAAAAGATACAACAGTCGATGGCGTTCCGCCTATTCAGGCAGGAGAGACCTGGGAAGAGATAGCGGAGAAGTTAGGGCAAAAAAGGGAGGAAGTCGGGCAACGGCTAGGAGAGTTTACTCGGCGGGTAGAGGAATCGTCGCCTGAGGGGTTTGGGTTAAGCCATGAAGAATTGATTACCAGGCTTACGGACCTTAGCCTTGATAGAAAGGTGATCCCAACCACTGCGTCAAAAAACCTTAGGGACAGCGCCGAGGAAGCAATCACCAATGTTAAAAAGGTTGCACTGATTAATGACCTTGAGCGCAACTTATTGCTAGACGCAACCTATGGCACGAACCGCACCCTTAAGAGAATAGAAGAATATGCCAAATTAACAAATCGAGACTTAGATGACATTATGCTGGAAGTTAAGAGGCATAGAGAGGCGGGCAAGGATTTAACGGAAGACCTCGACCTCCAATTTGGGCGAGAAAAAGTTGGCCCGGATGAAGTACTGGAGACTGAGGCGGCTGTTGGCAGACTAGGACAAGACCTGGATGACGCATTGGGGATTGAGAGAAATTTATCGCCAATGGAAGACCTTGTTCGGGATATGATTCAGGATATTCACCGACTAACTGACGCAGATATTGGAGCAATTTATAAAGGCTCTAAAAATCTTCATCCTATCTCCATCATAGAAGGCCACCTTGCAAAGAAATCATATTGGGACAAGTCTCGGTTCGATAGAGTCGCCGCAAGCGAGATACCCGACTACGCGAAAAAGGTCGGTGGCATTTGGCGCGATGTACTAGACGAGGCATCTGACGATATTATTCAAAACTGGCGAAAATGGGGGCGACTCGGAGAGGATGTTATCGGAGATTTAGATGTCAACGATTTTAGACGCCTTAAAAGAGAGTACGGGTACGCTGATACTTTCCACAGCATTGCCAAAGATAGAGCGTTTCGCTCCACGGTAAATAGTCAGACCTCTATGAGTGGGTTACTGATGACCGCTACAGGGGCAATCCTCGGCACCACCGGAGGGGGTCCGTGGGGAGGCGCTATTGGCGCAACCATCGGCGCGGCTACAACGAAATACCTCAAAGAGAACGGAACGTCACTCACCCACGCAGGGGCAAGGTTTATGTCCAAGCTTGCCTCTGTAAGAAATGGCAAAATTGACGACATAGCCAAAAGAGCTTCGGCAATCGTAAAAGGGACCGCTAAACGAAGTAGAGAGGTTGGCTTACCTGTAACGGTTAAAGCACTAACGTCGCTCACCTTTACCGGCGCTCCTCTAGAGGGGGATACTAAACCGGAAAAGCTCCATAGCCTCGTCAACCAAATAGAGTCAGTCGCAAGCAACCCTCAAATGTTCGCCACAATGGTAGAGTCAGAATTGCATGATTTAAACGTGGTGGCTCCTCTGGTTGCTCAAGAGGTAATGAAGACCAAAGTAAGGGCAATGAAACTTCTTAACGAAAAATCCCCAAAAAGAAGCGGGAGCTACAGCAATTACCAGCCGAAGCTTTATCAGAAAAGCGAAATTGACCCGATGGCCATGTCTCAATTTGAGAGGTATCTGGGGGCCGTTCTAGATTTCACGGGCACGTTATTCGATGACCTTTCCGATGGTACCCTAATGCAAGAAACGGTCGAGGTAGGTGAAAAGGTCTACCCGGAAATGCTCAGAGAAATACGGACAGTTATGGCGAAAGATTTATCTGATACGGATAAAGCTTACCCTAATTCTTTTATGGCGCAATTAAATACACTTTTCGGGGAAGGGGTTGTTCCCTACCAGAACCCCGACTTTATGCGAAGACAGCAGCAGCAATACAAGGTAGAGTCAAAGGGCTCGATGAAGGGGTTAAAGCCTTCGTCGGCATCACAGGGGAGGACAGAACTTTTAATGCAAACAGATGTAAACGCGGTTCAGTCAAATTTAAGATCTAATAAATTCGCTTAAGAAAAGGATAGCCACAGTGCATACAATTAATTATCAGAAAAAATATACCGGTTCTTTGACCAATGAGCAGGTCATGGATTTAAGAGTTGTTAAAAACCAAAAAATGTCAATCCATGCGACCGTTAGTGATACCAGCGGGGGGACGATTACGACCTATTACGTCTTTGTCGATCCTATTCGTCAAACTGAAACCGAGGTCCAGTATGACCAACATACAATGACGGTCGATGACCTTTATGTTTTTGTTTACGATTACAAGGTTCCATTCTTGCGCGTGAAGTATTCTAGTGGCGGAACAAGCGGGACTCTCAGAGTAACTGGAACAACAGCGGAGTGATGCAATGGCTTATGGGAGAATAACTGTAGAGGGGGTTTTTTCGAATAACGCAAATTACTCCGACCCAATCACAAGAACCTCCGGGGGTGCCCAAGAAAGCACACCGGCTTCTTTTTACTCTCAAATTTTAACGGTTCCCACGGTGGTGCCAGGGCTAAATCTTGATTTAAGCGCGTCTGCGCTAAATCTTGCGGCAGTCTCAACCATTCTTATTAAGAATCTAGGGACCACCAACTCAATTAAGGCAACATGGTTGTCCGACCTTGAAACAATCGCCAACCCTGGAGGCGTTAGCTCCACTGCGGGCTTTAGCTTCAATTCTTCGGGCTCAACCATTACGGACAAGAATAGCCAGAGCAGCTTCGCTAATACCGAAGTTGGTGACAGTCTTTACACCGGGAACGCCACCAATTCAGACAACAGGGGAACAAGAAAAGTAACCACCGTCACAAGCGTAAACGAGGTTGCTGTTTCTAGTGCGTTAGTCACTTCGGCAAATGATGAGGCTGCAACATTCAGTAGGGGAAAAGAGTGCTCGGTAATCATAGCGCCTGGGAGGTGGATGGTTGTGCCTGGTAATCTTATGTATCGGACTGCCGGAGCAAGCATTTTTGAGATGTACATTGTTGCCATTTCAGGCACTTCGCAATGCGAAGTATTGCTTTTAGGGACTTAAAACATGGTTGACGCTAACGTAAAAATTAGAGGGGGCGCATCCGACGAAACAGGTTGGGTGGATGACGGGACCAACGTTAGGCTTAAAACGTCTACCGATAAAGTCGGTCTTGGAATCGCTACGCCCGTGACTCCGTTAGATGTCTTTGAAGACCCTACAGGTATTCAAGATAATACTGGCGGCGGGGGGGGGGTCGCATTGAAGGCGAAAGAAAAAAAACTGTTTAAAAAAAATCCAATCCGAAAAGCGATTTATGCTTACGGTCTTGTTCTTGTGCCTTCCGTTTTTTCGTTGGGTTCTTACTTATTCTTATTAGGAGGCGGCAATGGCTGACGCAAATGTTAAAATTCGAGGTGGCGTCGCAAACGCTACACAGATTCAATCAAGGGCGGTCGACGCGACAGCCCCGACAGATGGCCAAGCGTTAGCTTGGAGTAATTCAGATTCAGAATGGGAGCCAACTACGATAGGTGGAGGTTCTTCGGAATGGACCGACACCGGGACTGTTCTACACCCAGCGGATTCAAGCGGCACCCTTGACAATGTTGTGATTGGCGGGACCTCTCTCGCAAATTCGGACATTGCTTTGGGCGTCGATGGTTCGGCGGTGTTTAATGAGCAAAGTGCTGATGTTGATTTCCGGGTAGAGTCTAACGGGAACACTCACATGCTCTTCGTCGATGGTGGCGGGGATACCGTTGGTATTGGTTGCACACCTGTTGAGGCGGCAAGTAGCAACCCCTCTTGTCTTCTCGTAATATCGAATAAATCAACTCCATCAACCCCGGCGCAGTACTCCCCTCTAGTAGTCGAGCACGATTCGGCGGCTTCGTATGTAAATATAATTGCAGAGGACAATGCGAGTGGTAGCTATACCGGGCTCAAGCTTGGGGACGCTTCGAACCCTGATGAGGCTTCAATCGTCTATGACGCACACGGGAAACGCATGTACTTCACCGGAAACGGTGAATCGAATGCAAACGCAACGATGGTGATGGACCCTGTCGCAAACGCTGTGGGGATCAACGTTATTGCCCCTGGTGAAGCTCTTTCTGTAGACGGCGCGGTTGCGCTTAAGTCTCAAGGCTCTGTCCCCACTGTAACAACGGGGTACTCAAAGTTATTTGCGAAGAGCGACATCGGTCTAGACACCGCTGTCTTGATGCACTTCGATAACAACTGGAACGATTCGGGTGCGTGGGGTTTGTCGGCTGGCACCGCCAGCGGCGATCCATCATTTGTCACATCTTCACCGAGTCCCAAGTTTGGCACTCACTGTGCCTATTTCGACGGGACGGGTGATTTCGTTGACCTTGCGGGCGATTCCGATGACCCGGCACTAGCGCTCAACTATGGTGATTGGACTGTTGATTTTTGGATCTCGTTTCCCTCCGGGTCGTTGGCCGCTAATGACTCTTTTATCCAGACTGGGGCAACTTCGGCAAGCGGTGGGGCTGGTTCGTGGAGATGTCACTTGGGGCAAACATCATCTGCCGGCGATTCCATTGCTTTTGATGCTGGTTCCAGCTTCACCGAAGTTTTAAAATGGGATTATGGAAGCGAAATTGTTGACGATAAAACTTGGTACCATTTCGCATTCGTACAACACGGTGGGACTATTTCATTCTTTCTGGACGGCACCAAAAAAGCGTCAGCGAAGAATGGGTACGCTATGAGTACCTCTTATGGAATCAGACTTGGTGCAGACCAAGGCGGGAGTGGCACAATCCAATGCTACATGGACGAATTGCGAATCAGCAAGAAGGCCCAATGGTTCAATAACTTTACACCGCCGACTGTCGCTTATGGAGATTCAACGCTCCAGGTTATTGATGCACAAGGCAATCATACGCGGATTAGCCCGCACAACCCCAATACTGGCTCATGGGAGTACTACTCTAAAAACACCAAGACCGGGAAGGTTGTGCGAATCGACATGGAGCGAGCTATTCGAGTGCTTGAAGAGTTGAGCGGGGAAAAGCTGATAGAAACGGAATAAGGGGAGAGCATGAGGGGGCGAAGGTGGAACCGTTTTTGGAGTTCGGGGGGAATGGTGTTCTTTTGGCTGTGGTGCTTGCGGCTTTCAAAGCGTTGGAAGTTAGGGCCGCTAAGAAAAATGGCGGAACGGTCTATAGTCGGTGCGAGGCACTAACTAAAGAGGTCGAGGGCCTTCAAGAAAAATTAAACTCATTCCATAGGGATTTTATGGTCCACAGGGAGCAAATGCGAATCTTCTTCGCTAAGGAAGAAGCCAAGGCAGAAGCCAAACAAGAACTTAGGAGGGAATTAAATGAGCAGTAAACCAGGATTTAAGACTTCGGAATGGTGGCTCTCACTTGCCGCGTTAATTACATCGGCACTTCTATCGAGTGGCCTAGTCAGCAACAGTTTGGCTCTACAGTGCATAGGTGGCGTTGCTACGCTCCTAACCGCTTTAGGGTACCAAGTATCCCGGTCCTTTGTAAAAAGCTCAGAGAAACGCTCTGAGGCGCTTATGGAGGTGTCTAAGATGGATGCGGGAAAGTCCCAGGACTAGAGAATGCGCTGCAAGCTGCGTCAACGCTTGAAGCGGGTCATGGGTCTCTTTTGGCCGCTTTCAGCGTGGACGACATTCGGGCTCGCGGTTCTCTTAGTCTTGATTCTCGAATTAATGACAATCTTTTGGTAGTAGCCAAAGGGTGGGTAAGTAAGGACTGGCGAAGCTCTAAAATCGAACATGGTGTCATGGCCGGAATTAAGTTCCATTGGTAACTAGCTATCCTTCCAATTCCAGTAATGGTCAACCCATCGCGCCCGCCGCCCCGTTGGTCGCGAATCCACATGTATGCGCCCCTTATATAGACCTAGCCCTTTAAATTGGAGTTGGTCAGCTAGGACGTAAAGCTTTAGGATTCCGCGATTAGATATTGAACCGGTGGCGTATGTGATGTCGCAAGCGTAACATTCCCCATTATCTCTAGGAACGTGCCATGACTTAGGCGCTGCGCCTTTTATGCTTGCGTTGTATTCTTTACAGCGGATACCGCTTGTCACCTTAAGAGGACCGGCGACATCTCTTAATTTCTGCAATAGCGCGATATGCTTCGATGACATAAACCCACTAGCACACCCACAATTACAAGAGAATTCCAAGCTATGAAAATTCTTTGATAATCTTCCCATCCTATACCCCTCCGAAGCGGGACCGACGACAAAGCCGTGGAGGTCTAATCAGCTATGCTAAAAGAAGCCGCCGGACCCGCTAAAGAATAACGGGTAATCCTGGAAAGAGCTACCCCTCTTTTTCCTGCTTTTCCGCGCTCTCTTGAAGCTCCCAGAGCTTTTTGATTATTTTGCTAGTTAAATCAACAGCCTCTTGCTCCTCATCCTTAATGGCTTGAACCGCATCGTCGATAATGCTGTAGATGGTGATTAAAGCATTGTGAATATTGAGTATTGCCCAAGACAATGCGACCGCCCCAAGGCAACAGATGGCCGTGTCTGCTACGGTTCTGGTTATTTGGCCAAGCCCAAGGACCATAAGAACAGGCCCAAAGGCACAAGATAATAAAATTAATATGCGTTTCATTGTGACACTCTCTCCTCTGCTTCGTAACTAATCTCGCAGTTATCGCTACATCCAAAACGATTGTAATAAATCAGCCCGTAAAGAATCCCCTCTATTAACATCTCGGCGGCAATGGCCTTTTTCGGTACAGCCTTAACCGCTCTTATTTGAACCCCGACGCCGGCCACCGCTCCCGCGTAAATACCGGCAACAGCTAGGCAACAATCTTTACAGCTATCAATTGAAGTTCTACCATTGCACACCGAGCTTCCCTCGGATGGCCCATACAGCTTATTGGTTGGGGGCTTAGGTGGCGCACACGCATAAGGGACTGTCCCAAATTGATACACGGCCGAGCCGCTTCCCGAGCTAACCATCGAGGCGGGGTCAACTCCTATAGGATGTGCCGCACCTTGGTCGCAAACAAGTAGCGCCGTGCTATGGCCAGGTGTTGGGGTTAATGTGGCGCTAGGCATTTGAAAGCCTTGCATACCTAAAGAACTTACATATTTTTCTACTCTATTAGTGTCCACGCATTGAATAGTGTTGTCGCTATTTGCTACACAAATTTGGTCATAGCCGCCCGAGCCCGTCGCTAAACGAGTCGCCGCTACCCCAACCATTACCATCGGCGCTAGGTATCCCAGGCCGCTCCCTTTTTTTGTTTTCATCTTGTTGCTCCTTAGGACTCAATAATGAGCCCATTGTTTAGTAAATTATCAATCCCCTTTATTTCCCCCAGAGGGGTCATATTACTACCACTCACTGATCTTACCCTTGGCTTTTTCCGGTCGTCCCTTCTCCATTCTAGCTTGATACAATTCTTAGGATTTTTAAAAGCTTCAAGAAGTAGCCTCTCCTGCTTTGGAACCCATCTGTTGGCCTTGCACTGGACCAGAACACACCAGTGCTCTCCTATGCCAACGATGTCCCACTCTCCTAAGCTTGCCGCAGACCGGCAGCATTTAAACCCAACGGACTCTAGAAGCTTCATTGCTTCATGTTCGATTCGGTTCCCCTTGGCTTTAGTGTTCATGGGTTTCGTTCCCGTAAGTTATTTTTTCGAATAAGCCTTTCTTTTTTCCAAAGTTGGTGTGCTCCCAAAGTCCATTTCTTTCCAGGTAAGCGCGGAATTCTTCGGCGGCAGCTTCTACTTGTTCGTTTGTACACAAATCCCCAAGAGCAATAACTATGCGACTGCACTCTTCGCGTGTTTTCTCGGTAGGGGCTGTTGACGCCAGAATTAAAGCTTTAGCTAAGAAACGCATTGTTACGTCGTCTTTCAGTAAAGGCTCTTGAAAATCTTTTTTGTTTCTCATTATTTGCTCTTTCGTTAATGACACGTTTGTAGAACTTGGCAGATTGATATTAAGATAAGAGCAGCAGCAACCCACTCCTCTGTCGATATTCCCCTCATCCCCGCAACCCCCCGCATAATCATTACCCCTCCCGGCTCTGATACCCTGGACAATCCTCCGCCAAGTTCTTTTGTTCGTCAAGACTCAGTGGGCGCGTGAAACAAAACGCGGAGCATACCCAATCCCCATCCTTGAGCGGCGTAGAGAATTGGCACGTCCTGCAATTACGCTCTTTCGTTTCTTCCCCCTGGTGACAAATCTCGTAATGAGGACACCTAAAGGATTTGCAGATATAGTAATCGGGGCGCTCGGATAATTTCTTTGGCGGCGAATCCGCGAAAATAATTCTAGCGGCTTTGTCGTCAAGCTCACCAGCATAGTAAGAGTCGTATTTAACGCGCTCCAAATAATAGCGGTCGTCGTCTTTGCATACAGCAATGTACACCGCTCGGGCCATTCCAAACTTGAGCATATACATTTGCATTTGAGCGTAGTGTTGGGGCTTGGACTTCTCAACTCCATCCTTTACCAGAACGTCGAAGGATTTTTTGTTATGGGTTTTGAATTCGCCAACGTGCCAAGTATTGGGGGCCTCCGCGAGTCCAAGAATGGCCGCATCCATAGAGCCACCGAAGTGGCCGCCGTGCGCCTCAAATCGCCATTGCTTACCTTCCTCGGGGCCTTCGGATACCTCGCAGCCGGCGAGCCGCAAATCGCCTATGATATGGGGTTCCTCAACATGACCTCGCCTAAAGAGTCGCAAAATGCGACCGGAGAAGTCGGGGGCGGTGAACCAGAGAAAAGAATACCAAAGGAACCGGTCACACTGGTGGCCAATAAGAGAGCCGCCCAGGTGGGCACGTCGCCAATCCTCTTGGCTTTCCTCGATTCTTTGGTCGATGATTTTAAGAGTGGGCGATTCATAGTCAGGTATTTTTACCATTGGGCTCTCCAAAGGCGTGGAGGGTCCAGGCAGCGAACCGGACCCCCCGCCAAGGTTTTATAGGTTAGAAAGGAAGTTGGGGTTTTTTCTTTTCTTCACCACCTTGGTTTGCCCACGGCGGAACCACTCCACCGTTAGAAGGTGCGGCGACAGCGGGAGAATTCTGGGCTGGAGCGTAACTCTTAATTACGTTGCTCGCATCCCAATCGCCTTGCGCCGCTCGGATATCAACTTTGATTTTCATAGCTTTGTTATGTAGCTCGGCCGAGTCCTGCACCGGGCGATTAAGCCCAACAGCCTTACAAATACTCGCCAAGTTCTTACGAGCGATTTCGACCGCCTTAGGGTTTTTGTTTACTAAGTTTAAGTTAGTCCACAAAAGCCGATTAACGTGCGGCCCGTCCATGATGGTAAGGGTCAGCTTAAGATATTCGCCATCATTCGCCCTAGTCGAGCGCATTTCGCTATCTGTAATCATAGCGATGTAGACGCCGGCCGGAATCGGGTCAAAAGATTTTTGTTCTTCAAAGTCATTGGGGTTAAATCCACCTAAATTAGCCATGTTACTCTCCTAAAATTTTCTTTTTAATTTCTGCTAGGTTTGGGGCCTCGTACATATCAAGCGCCCCGCTTCTATCTTTAGCCAGATATTGGCCATCATTCTGGCATTGTAGCCAACGCTTAACCTCTCCACTTTCCGCATCTCGGTGAACCCGCAAACAAAAAAGTTCATCGAATAGAAAAGGGATTGATTGGGATATTTTATTTCCTGGTAAACCAGGCGACCAAATAAGGCCAGAATCACTCTGGATTCGCTCCGTCTTACAAGACATGTAAACGTGCTTGTCTAAGTCTCTAAAGCTTTTGATAAGCTTATCCATTGTAATAGCTAACTCGCCGTATGCGCGGCGAGGGTCCTTAGACTTGGCCCGCTCGCTTGTTAAAACTTGCTCGGCTATTTCCGAAATTGAATCGAGGCACACCCACTGAATTCCGCGAGCCTCGTCCGAGTCGCAAATCCAGGCGTAAGCCTCAAGTACATCCTCTTTTGATGTGCATTCGATGGCGGTCATGTTGCTATCACGCAACGAGAGTAGACCGCCTTCGGCGCTAATGATAACCGTTTCATCCAGCGCCCCCGTGGTGGCGCAAAGGCGAGTTTTCCCCGCCCCCGCTTCCCCGTGGGTGCAAATCTTCAAGCGGTATTGCCCCTGATCATTGGTTTTAATTAATTTCATAGAAGTTCCACCTTTACCTGAGTCTTAGCTGGCTTGGTTGAAATTGCCTTAGAGATAAATTTAAACAAATCAGGGTTCGCTGATTCAATAGCCCGAAGCTTGGGAAGGTCGATACTTTCCTTTACTTTTACCGGCTGCAAATCTTCGGGAATATCGTCTTTGATATTTGCCCAAACCTCCGGGTCAAGACTTCGCGTTAGCTTCCCCACGGTGGAGCATTTGAAGTACCGGGTTTTAGTCGTACAAGTGCCTTCCTCTTTAGAGTCGGTTATCTGGAGAATGATATTCTCCACCTCTATCCGGTTCTGCTTGGCCTTTTTCTCGACCTCCGCATACTCCCTATGCTTTTGGCATAACTTATCTAGCTCTGTTACGTCACTCATTATAGCTTCCTTTGTTCATCAACATTGTTAATCATTCTCATTTTGCGACAAATTGAGTTGTGAATAATTTCGTCAACCTCAGTGCTTGCCACGATTCTAAAATATTCACACGCATCGTGTTCGGCCCCGATTCTGCAAATGCGGTCCTCAGCTTGAGCGTTATTAGCGGGGCTCCAATCAAGAGATAGGAACACCATCCGGCAGGACCGCGTTAAGGTGATACCGGTCGCCATTGCATAGGTCCCGGCTATTCCCTCGAGCTCCCCCCGTTGAAATTTGGATACGATTTCGGTGCGCTCGGCGCTCGGTGTTTCACCGGTGATACAGGCCCACCCATCTTTTTTCCCGAGGTCCTTAACGGGGTCAATGTGGGCGCTAAACACTACGATAGGACCGCCGCCGCCTTCGATTAGCTCCTCAATAAAAGGCATGGCCTTAACGCCCTTGGCGATAGCAAGCTCCCGGCGAGCCTTAGCCAATTCCCCGGCGATAGGTAGAGGCCCACCGTCCCATTCCCGCAACTCTTTAAGCAGCTCCCGGTCAATTGCGCCACACCCTCGCGGAACCTTCACATAAATATCGGTCCAGCGTTTGGGGGGAAGGTCGGGTAGAACGTCAATACGCTTGCGCCCAAACGAGCATTTGTCTAACCCCTCTTGTGCTTCAATTTCGTCGATATCGCCACAATCCCACTCGATACCGTACTCACCGTGATAACCCCCCCACGCGTCCATAAAGCTATAAAAATCCTCATAGCCTTGCTTGGCTAAAAAGAAAGATTGGAGGCAACCCCACAAGTCAGCGGGCGAAGTAACAAGGGGCGTCCCCGTCATTCCCCAAATCTTGCCGCCGTTCTCCAATATTGCTTTAGCCATATCGCGCCAGTTTTTGGTTCGCGCAGCTTTGTACTTCTTGAGGTAATGAGCCTCATCAACCACGGCGATGATTCGGTGGTGAAAGAGTTCAGAGGTCCCCTCTTTCGGTAGGATTTCGTAATTGGTGATAATGATTTCGGCGTGACCCTCGCTAAACACGGGCCAACGGAAAGATTTACGTCCTTGTAAAATGACCGGCTTTAGGTCCGGTCGCCACTTAAGAACCTCATTAGCCCAATTGCCCTTCAAGGACGCGGGGCAAACAATAAGCGCCGGGACATCCTTAGGGATGGCGAGCAATGCTTGAATGGTTTTACCTAAACCCATTTCATCGGTTAGCATCGCCTTATCATTGGAGCGAAGGTATTCAATCCCCGACTCTTGGTGAGGGTAAAGAGGGAGAACCGGCTCAACGTATTCGTCAACGGGTTCCACGTACGCGGCTTGTGCAAGCCATGCGGCCACATAGTCTGAACATGTAAACCGGAAATCCTCTACAAGCTTTTTTACCAGTGGGCGAGTCGTGTCGTTTTTGGGAATCGACCATTGGCGCTTATTTGCATTATAGCCGCGTCCTTTGATGCTCCGAACCATTTCCTTGATTTTGTTAAACTCAGGGTCCTTGTATTCCCACTGAGCGGCCAACAAGCCGTTATCCCCTATAAACAGCTTTCGGGAATCCCGAAAAGCTTGTAGCTCTTCTTCTTTTTTGAGGCGCTTAACGGTGGCGCGGATAGCATCGCGGCCCCTTGCGCGTTCCGCCATGACTCGAATCACCTGTGTGTCAAAATGAGATAGTTGGGTGTCGAGATACTTAACGAGAACCCCGGCTATTTCGATAGTGAGGTCGGAGTCCCAATCACTAATGGGCAGGTTCGCGGCGATGTGGCCTAGCTGAGAATCAGACTTAGAAAAGCCTACACCGTTTTGTTCGGTGGCCTTATCATCGTCGAATCGTTGGAGGTAATTAACGGCGTCATAAACTAATTGCCGGGCATCGGATGAAGTGTACATTTTTTT